ATTGCGCGGGCTTCCAACCAAGAAACCAGCAACCAGAAATACACGCCAATGACGACTGAACTTGGTCACATGGGGCGCCGTCGGTTCAACATCTACCGGGGGTATTGATGACCGTAGAAGCCGCAACCCACATCGGGCAGCTTGACACATCGCTGCCAACCGCCGCCGACCTCATCAGCGAGGGCGACGACCATATCAGGCTCATCAAATCCACGCTGCGCTACACATTCCCGCTCATTACCGGGCCGGTCACAGCATCAAGCGCATCGCTTTCCAAAGTCGGCACAAACCCTCTTGCGACCGACTACAGCACATGGCCCGCGACCACTTCATGGGTCAAAGACCGAATCGCTGCGGCGTCCATCTCTCCGGGCGTTGCCACGCCTGATTTCCTCATTCTCTCCAGGGGTGTTTTGTAATGTCTTCTGCTGCTTCTTACGCATCCTCGCCGCGCACCGCAGCGGTATCGATTTCTACCGCAAACACGGCTCGCGACGGCACAGGTACGCTGGGAACCGTTCTGACTGCAGGCGCCAGCGGATCGCGCATCGAAACCCTGACGATCACAGCCACAGGCACGACAACCGCTGGCATGGTGCGACTGTTTCTGTACGACGGAACGACCTACTACCTGTGGCGCGAAGTGCAGGTGTCTGCGAAAACGCCATCTGCCACGGAGTCGACATTTACCTCGACGCTATCCGCGCTTGGCTTGGTTCTTGGTGCTGGCTGGTCTTTGCGTGCCAGTACGCACAACGCAGAAGCCTTCAACGTGCTTGCAACCCTGGCAGGTGACTTCTGATGAACAGCGGAACGATTCTAGGGTTTGCCACCCAGTCAGGCGCGGCGTCTGGCGTGGTGCCCATGCCTATTGACGGCCGCACGATCACCAGCAGCATGACTTACACCGCGCCCGTCAGCGGCACGCTGCTGCTGCGAGTCATTGCTGCGGACGGGTCTGGGGGGGTATCCCTCAGCGGATGCGCAACCGGCGCAGGCGCGGGCGAGTCTGCCGACAAGGTTGTGCAGGTCAGCGCTGGGGATGCGTTTGTCATCACCATCGGAGCGGGCGGCGCCGGGTTGACGCGCACCACCGGCCACGCAAACGGCAATGACGGTGGTGATACCACGGTGGCCGGCCCCGGCGTAGCGCTCACGGTCAAGGGGGGCAAGGGCGGCAAAGCCTCTGCTGTTTCTGCGGGCGCGCCACTGCTAGGAGGCTTGGGTGGTACAGGGGGCGCCGGAGGTGATTTTCATCGGCCCGGCGGGCGCGGCGGCAATATTTCCAATTGCAACTTCGCGCATGTGACTGGTGGCGGCGGCGTCAACTTTTCCCATGTGCAGACCCAGGAGGCCACGCGCGGAGGGGATGTGTTGCACGCAACTCCAGCCGGAACGATTCTGACGGGTGGTGGAGGTGTCAGGGGTCGAGGTGGAGACGCAACACTGGCTGCAGGCATATACACATCTGGCGGCGGCGCATACGGCAATGCCTTAGATGACACGGCGTCATCTACGCCTGGCTCGGGCGGACCAAACGCGGGCGGCTTGCGTACATCTGGCGCGTTGTCATTTCTCAGCGCAGCAGGCGATCCGTGGGGGCTCGATTTTTCTGCTGGCAACGGGGCGAGTAGTGGAAACGACGCTGGCCCTGGCGGCGGAGGGATTCCTGGGCAGGCGGCGACAAGCACCACGAAAGGGGGGGCGTTTGGTGGGTCTGGCGCTGTTGGAGAGTCGGCGGGGGTTACTTGGACTACTTCAACGCCGTTTTATGGCGCGCCGAGCGGTGCCAAGTTCTCAAGCGGAACCATGGTATCTCTCAAGGGCCGCGATGGTGTCGTTTTCCTGCGTCTTTACCCGAGGGCCTGAGCCATGCGAATTGAGATCCTTGACTCCGAAGGCAACGTTGTAAACACCATCGTTGCGGACGAAGACTTTGCGCAGCGCTACTACCCTAACCGCTGGCGCGTCGTCCCTGAGCCTGTGCCTTTAGAGCCTCAACCCGAGGAACCGCAGTGATTGTCACGATCCCGAAGGTCGGCGAATACGGCGTCATCAAAGACCTTCCGTCACAGGAATTGCCGGTCAACGCATGGTCAGACGCGGCGAACATCCGGTTCCGCGAAGGCTCTGCGGAGCGCTTCCGTGGCGAGCAAAGGCTGTTCGACGTGCCAACTGTCACGCCGTACTGGCTGCAGCAATACAACCAGGGCGGGAAACGATGGTGGGTGCACGCTGGAACCAACGCGCTGTTTGCTGACGACGGCACAAGCCGCAGCACGATCACGCCATCCTCGGCGCCAACGGGTGGCGTTGACGATCGATGGACAGGCGGCGTGCTCAATGGCGTGCTTGTGGCAAACAACGGCAAAGATGTGCCGATCACATGGAATGGATCGGGACTCGCTGTATCGCTGGTCAATTGGCCCGCGCAAACCCGCGTTGCAAGCCTGCGCCCGTTCAAGAACGTGCTGGTCGGGTTGGATGTGACGAAGAATGTCAGCACAACTGCAGACCGCTATCCGCACATGGTCAAGTGGTCGAATGCTGCGGCGCCTGGATCGCTGCCAGATAGCTACAACGAAGCCGATCTGACGAAGTTGGCTGGCGAGATAGACCTTGCCGAGGAGCCATCTTTGATGGTTGACGCTCTTCCTTTGGGGGATGCGCTCATCATCTACAAAGAGCAGTCCATGTACGCCATGACGGCGACAGGAGGGCAAGACGTTTTCAGATTCCAGCGACTTCCAGGCTCCGTAGGTGCCTTGGCAAAAGGCTGCATAGCGTCAACCCCAGTAGGCCACGTTGTCTTGGCGCCGGGGGATGTGATTCTGCACGACGGGCAAGGCCCGAAGTCCATCATTTCATCCGTTCTGCGGCGCTGGCTGTTCCAGACGATCGACTCAACGAACCGCAAGCGGGCGTTTGTCGTCACGAACCCCGCTGCAAGCGAGGTGTGGATTTGCATTCCTGAGCTTGGCAAGGCTGCATGCACGCTGGCGCTCACATGGAACTGGGAATCCAACGCGTGGGGTATGCGAACACTGCCGAATGTCACTTGTGGCGCCGTGGGGCAGTTGGACTACAGCATCACATCAACCTGGGCCGCCATGGGTGTTGAGGTCTGGTCTGACATCACATCCGCGTGGAATCAGGACGAACTAAGCCCTGCGCAGTCACGGCTTCTGACGGCAAGCACATCGCCGTCCATCAACGCGATTGATGTGTCTGCGACCTTCAATGGCGCGGTGTTCACATCGCGGCTGGCGCGCACGGGGCTGGTTTTTGATGCCCCAGATCGCGTAAAGCTCATTCGCGCCGTGTATCCGCGCATCGACGCAGCAGCAGGGACTCGTATTCAGGTCGAAGTTGGCGGGTCGATGGACTCCGAACTAGGGCCGGTGTGGTCTCCACCTGTGACGTACACCGTGGGGCAGACATTCAAAGCGGACTGCTTCGCTTCTGGCCGGTTCCTTGCGGTGCGGTTCACCAGCCTTGACAACCAGCCTTGGCGACTGAGGTCGTATGACATGGATGTAGTCACGCAAGGGGGCTACTGATGTACCGGCCATCCAACGTCCCTGCAGGCTCCAGCGAAATACCGGCATTCCTGCGCACAGAGCTTGAGCGCATCGCCAGAGAGTTGACCAGCGCGCAGCCTTTCTTGTTGCTCTCAACCATGCACGCATCGCCCACAAGACCGCAGGAGGGCATGGTTGTGAAGGCTGATGGAACGGATTGGAACCCTGGGTCTGGAGCGGGGTTCTACGGCTACAAGTCCGGCAGCTGGGTGCTGCTTGGATAGCGATTCAAAGAAACGGAGGCCAACATGGCTTTTTGGGACGACAATTTCAGCCAAAGTGGTTTTGCAAATCCTCTGCAAGATCAATTTACGGCATACACGAAGCCTCTTCTAGTTGCATCAAACGCACCAGACGTTGCAAGCGGCGCCATCGGTAGTGCGAACGGTCTTGGTGCGTTTGGCACGGCTCCTCAGCCGCAAAGCCAAGGCGGATTCACGGCATCCCAAGAGCAGGGCATCCGGGACTACTGGAACCAGTACAAAGACGACGAGAAGGCCATACAGAGCGCCATGAACACCTATGGCGTGTCTGTCTCTGACCTTTCGCGCATTGCAGGGCTGAACGATCAATCGCTGAATGCCTACCTGAACAACGTAGGCTCCTATGGCGGCATGGGCGGCGACTTGCCATCGTGGGATTTTTTCAACAACCAATACGTGGGCAGATTGAACGCGCAGAAGCCCGGTGGTGTTCAAGGGGCTGGACAGGGGGCTGGACAGGGCGCAGGGCCGTTCTCTGCCGGTGGCGGTGGCGGTGCCGGTGGCGGTGGCGGTTATGGTGGCGGCGGCGGTTCGTCTGTGGGCGGTGGCTTCAGCTACAGCAGCACAGGCCAAAACCCGTATCTGTCTCAGATGGGCGATGTGATGACCCGTCAGATGACGGACAACTTCAATCGCAAAGTCATGCCGCAGATCGGCTCGCAGGCCATGGCAACCGGTGGTTACGGCGGCTCGCGTCAAGGCGTGATCGAAGCCAACGCCATGAACGACCTGAACCAGCAGATCGGCGGAGCGCTAACGAACCTGTACGGCCAGGGCTACAACACATCGTTGAGCCACGACCTTGGCCTGCAGAACCTTGGCCTTGGTTACGCTAACCTGGATCGGTCGATCAACAACGACAACCTCAACTGGCAGCTTCAAGGGGCGAACTTCGGCCTGGGGGTGTACGACCGCATGCAGCAGGGCAACCAGATGGGCCTCAACGCTGCCACGAACATTCAGAACACGCCGTACAACTACTGGCAGAACTTCTCCAACCAGGCCAACAGCATAGGGCAGGGCTACGGCACGCAAACCAGCTCGACCGGAGGCAATCCGATCATGGGGGCCTTGGGCGGGGCGCAGCTGGGCAACCAGATCGGGAATTGGTGGAACAGCCAACAGCCGTCCAACGGAACGTCCTGGTTCACCGGCACCCAGGGCATGGGCGACTGATGTTCTACCGCCCCAAAGACATCCCCGCTATCCGCAAGGAAGCGGAGGATGCACTGCGCCCTGCGTTCGATCATTCGGACGTGGCTGATGTTGCAACCTGGGTGCAGCGCTGCATTGACGATCAGGCACAACTTTGGCGCCGCAATGCCTACTGGATCATTTCCGAAGTGCAAGACACGAAAAAAGGGCGGGCCGTGCACCTGGCATTTTCCGCCGGGGTGTACGAACCCGCCCTTGTCGATGAAGTGAATGCCTGGGCCAAATCCATTGGCTGTGTTCGCTCTTACTTCTCGGGGCGTCCCGGTTGCCAACGTAAGCGCCCTGACTACCGCCTGAAATACATCACCATGGAAAAGGAAATTTAACCATGCCAGAAGCAATCCTTGGCCCCGTTGCGGGCGCAGTAGTAGGCGGCCTCATGTCTGACGGCGGAGAACAACAAACCGCCACCAAAGAACCCTGGAGCGCCGCTGCGCCGTGGTTGCGCCAGCAGCTTGAGCAAGGCCAGAACCTCCA